TTTCGAGAATGGCGATGAAGATGTAAACGATGTTGAATTCGAAGGAAAGACGTATGGAGTCAATTCTGTAAACAAGCGTGTATACGAGACGACAGATGACAAGGATCTGTTCGTAGGATTCGTAGGAATTGGACAGTTCAAGAAGATGAAGGTTTAAGCATACAAAGAGCGCCAAATTTCTTTATCTTTTTTATCAATATCAGTCAGAAGAATTTGTGCTATCTTCTTATCAATTTTTAGTGGAAATGCAACTTTCATATAAAAACAATATTCTTTCATACTTTCATCATCAGCAACACGTAACATATTCAGACGAGTCATCATACTTTCAACTGTGCGAATGAGATTACGAACACCTTTTTCATCCGTGGAGTGATCCAGTATCAAAAGTGTAATTGCAGAATCATCGAGAACGACATCACCATCTTTAAACTTCAAACGTTTGACAATTTGAGGCCAAATGTGTTCTTTCAAAATGATGCGCTTGTCTGTCTCATTATATCCACCGCAGTTGATTACATTCATGCGATCACGCAAGATAGGATGTACTTTATCAATGTCATTAAATGAAAATACAAATAGACACTGTGATACATCAAAATCAATTCCTGAAAAATAACGATCATGAAACTGTGTATTTTGAGAACGATCCGTTAGGTGGATCAACATACTGACAATTTCTTCGCCATGAGGAGTTGTTGAAACCTTATCAAGCTCATCAAAATATAAAACAGGATTCATAGCACCTGCATGCATTAAACAATCTGCAATACGTCCCCACATTGAACCCTCATATGTGTACGAATGACCGATAAAGTTAGAAATATCAGAAGCACCACCAAGCGAAAAGAATTCAAATGGACGCTGTAACACTTCTGCAATTGCATTACGAGCGAAGGATGTCTTACCAACTCCCATAGGACCCTGAAGAGCAATTACGTTTCCAACTGAATCGGGATTTACAATCCACTGCGAGATTGTCTGTAATATTTGGGTCTTAGCAGGAACCATGCCGTACACAGACTTATTCATATTCTTGCGAGCTGTCGTTATAAATTCGGTGCATTTTGATGTACCGTCTTCGAGTTTCACAGGCAGAGGAATTGTTTTACCAAACGGTATACGTAAAAATCCATCGACCCATGTTTTTAGTTTGTATGACTCACCACTGTCTGACTGCATATCGGACAAGGCCATAACTTTTTTAATGACAGTCGACTTGGTATAGTCCGGGATGGGGAGTTTAAGTATTTTAAATTTGTATGGTACAACTCCGTCATCAAGAACAAGTGTAGAAATACGTTTCATGACATCGAGCATATCATTTCTTTGGGCTTTCGGCAATGAATTATAATATGCCTCCTCCTGACGCGTGAGCTTTAATGGGATTTCATTCTGCTTTTTCTTGTTCTTTGTTTTCGATCGAGTCTCGGTAAAAATTCCTGATGATCGACCCCTTACTATTTCTTCCTCCTCGCTAGACTCCTCTTCGCTTGATTCGACAGCATTTGGGGCTTCGTGAATATGAATATTTAGATAAATAGGCGGTTGTTGTTCCACATCCGGCGATTCGTTCTGAAGTGTATCATCATCAACCCATGTAGTGTCTGAATCGGAGTCACCTGATTTCTTCTTTTTAGGGGGCGGCTTTCCATCATCCGATAGATCAGCCGAACACTTGCGGTCACGCGCGTTCTCTCGAGACTTTCGCTTGACCATCCTTGCTTGATGGCAGAAATAAATCCTCCATACTTTTTCATACTAGAAAATAATGGAGATTGAAAGAGCTGCTAGTATAGCTCAGGCACAAATTGATAAAGAAAATGCAAGTGACCCTGTCGTTATCAAGGCGCTTGATATAGTGGAAACGTTTATAAAAAAGAACCGAGTGTTGTGTTACGGAGGAACAGCTATTAATAATCTTCTACCGAAAGAAGATCAGTTTTATGACCCGGAGAAAGATATTCCGGATTATGATTTTTTTACAGCTACCCCTCAACTCCATGCGATGGAAATAGCAGATACGTTAACTGATGCTGGATTTCATAGCGTAGAAGTCAAGCCCGGTGTCCATCTTGGTACATTTAAGGTCTTTGCAGAATATATCGGTGTTGCTGATGTATCACATCTAGATAGACCTATTTTTGATACTTTATGGAAAAATAGTATCGAAAAGAATGGCATTCATTACGTTCCTCCGAACTTCTTACGAATGGCTGTCTATCTAGAACTATCGCGTCCGAAGGGTTTTGTTGAACGTTGGAAGAAAGTATATACTCGTCTGCAATTATTGAACAAACATTATCCAATGACATGCCCTAAAGCCCATGATGATCTAAGTGAGATCTTCATTTCTTCCGAAACAAAAAATGCTCTAGAGACGATCCTAATCAAAGAAAATGCAGTCCTTCTTGGATTTAACGGAATGAGTCTACAAAAGAAAGGCGCCAACCGAGCATGGCAGTTACCTCTTGATGTATTGGTAACTCCGGAAACAATTGATAAGATAACTGAAATGTTCGAAGCTGTTCTTAATAAGAAAGGTCAAGTTGAAACAAAAAAATATCCTGCATACGGAGAACTTCTTCCCCCACACGTGGATATTGAAGATAAGAAAACTGGTCTCGTTTTAATCCGTTTATATGAGACAACCGCGTGCCACAGTTATCACAAGACAAACGGCGGATTATATGTTGCAAGTATCCCGACACTTTTACAGTTCTTTTTTGCGGTTACATATGCACCTGATCACTTTCTAGAAGATATCCCTGAGCAACGATTCTTATGCGCTGCTCAAAATTTAGTTGAACTTGCAAATGAAAAGTCTCATGTGAGACGCTATCGTTTATTGACTCCAATTACCTGTATAGGAAAACAGAAGTCCTTAATTGATATGCGTGTTGAGAAATCTGAACTGTTTGAGAAAGTTGGAAAGAACCGGTCATCGCCTGAATTTTTAGAATACTTTTTTACATATACACCTACATCAATGGATAAAACTCGCCGTCAAAAGTTCCGTAAAGAAACAACTAAAACGCTTAAGAGCCACCAAACACACCGCCGGGGACAGTAGAATACGCACCATTCTGCATAAAGACACCACCTGTGCAATTACCGCACTTTAGTTTACCAAACAGATAACTCAATCTATACTTATTTCCATAAAGTTGCCAAGGAGAGCTCTCCGGTGCACCAGGCTGAACCGGAGAGTTCACTTTATTTTCATTATATGTGATTTGCTCGCGAAGCTGACGTGTTAAATCAGATGCATCTCGCAACGGAACGGGGCCCAGTGCAGTACTGCCAGATACATATCCGGAATAGGCCGTGGTATTCACAGATTGTGAACTCATTTGTTTATACAGAAGTAAGAATGTTGAAGCGAAAGACTTTTTTTGGAATGATTCTTCCAGTCTTGTTCTTGTGGCTTTTCTATACAATCATGAACAAGACGGGTATAATTAAGGAACATCTAGCAAATGCTGCTCCTTCTAAAATAGAAGAGGAACTTGCTAAAACAAACGCAAAGATAGATGCTCTTACTAAGAAATTCGACGACACGAACAAACAAATGAGCGCTCAAGCTGATCAAGCGGCTGCTGCTCGTGCTAGTTTAGCTGCTATTCATAAATCATAAATTATCGACCAATCCACCAACTGATATCAAAGTAAGGAGGCATCGATGCTGTAGAGTCAGCTGGATCCGCTTGAGGAGGATTCTTCATTAAAGCAGGAATATCTGTAGGATTTAAGAAATAATTATAATACACTAAATTAGCAAGTTTACCTTCAAACCCACCATTCACTCCTGTATGAACTGTTCCGCTATTTTGGCGCGGTATCTGGACAATTGAATGATGTGTGTGAAGAACACCATTAATGTATACGTCAATTGACTTCTGTTCAACCACAATTGCAACGTGAATCCACTTCTTTGCTGGAATGTTTGATATAGGTACTATTTCAGTAGATCCATATGTGTCTAGTTTCACTAGCAGTGTATTTGAGTTTCCATCAATGAGAAGACTCGGGCAGGAAGATGACAAGTCAGTAGGTCCTTTTGTAAAGATAACCTTCTGTACACCCGGGCGGTATGTAAAGTCATCAATTCGAACCCAGCAAGAATATGAGAATGTAATACCTTTCTCCTGGTTGAGTGATTCAGGTAAAGACATATTGCTATCGGAACTCGATTTTCCATCTAAAACTGTACTTTGAATTACAGTTTGACCCGGTGAAGCAAATGTGAATGTTTCTCTCAGTGAAGAGAATACAATAAAGGCTACAAGAGCCAGGAATCCAAACAGAATGTACTTCTTCATTGTAATCTAAAACGAATTTTTGTTAGTGCGTGGTTAAGCAAACTAAAATGAACATATTTGTTCTATCTCTAGACCCGCGTGAAGCTGCTCAGCTGCACTGTGATAAACATGTTATCAAAATGATCATTGAATCTGCTCAAATGCTATACTCTGCTCACTGGGCGTTGGAAAGTCCTCTTCCGTCCAATGCGTACAAACAAGCACATACGAATCATCCCTGCTCTAAGTGGGTAAGAGAAAGCTTGGATAATTACTTATGGTTATGCGAACTTGCTAAAGAATTATGCAAAGAATACAAATTTAGATACGGAGAAACAAAGGTTCACAAAACAGAAGCTCATATTGACTGGCTTATTGCAAACTATCCTGATGGTATATCAAATGATGGATTTACAAATCCTGCTCAGGCTATGCCAGATGAATATAAAGATGATGATGTAGTTGTAGCGTATAGACGATTTTATCGTGAGTCAAAAATGAAAACTCGTAACATTGTAACTTACAAGAAACGATCGATTCCTGACTTTCTTATGAGTATATAATGGAAGAAGAAGTCTTTCAGCGAATGACATCAACTGCTCGTCGCCCTACAAAACATAAGCTTGCCATTTTTTCATGTGGAGCTTCTGGTGTTGGTAAAACAAGTAGCAAGGATTCTTTTTTAAAATCTGCCGGAATTCGAACGTCTTATGTATACATAAGTATCGATAAGCTTCGTTTATTAACAGGTAATCATGAAATCGCTCAAAAATTATTATCGTACATTACTGATCGAGCAATTGAAGAAGGATATTCAATCTTTCGGGATGCAACATGCCGAAATAAGAATGCAATGATCCAAGAAATCAGTCATGTGAAAAAGAATGGTTATAAAGTTATTTTTGCAATGACATATGCTGAATTACCCACAGTACTAAAACGTGTTCGTGAGCGTATTGCTCAGCAAACAGATGAATCTATTGTACGTGATATTTATCAACATATGAAAAAGAATGCAGAGATTTATATGAAGTTGGATGAAATTGATGAGATGTATTTGTATAATAATGATACGACTTCGCAATTAATTTTCTATCGCGATAAAAAGAAGATACGATGTATTCATCCGGAAATGAATTTTTACTTTGATGTTTCAAAGTATTGCGACTAAAATGTATATTCTTGTATTTTCTTACCTACCGTATCATAAACTCCAAACTTTACTGCGTAACCGGTTGCCGTACTCGCAGTAGATGGTCCCGTAGAACTCTTACAACTTGTTCCAGCAGAATAGAATGTTGATGCATCCGAAGGTGTTAGCATGCGCGAATAGTGAGTGAATCCACATAGAGACCCTGAGAAGCCACCATTTCCTGCCAGAGTGATATCACCCGATGCAGGCTTAGGTACACCAGGTAGTAAGCATGACTTTACAAGTTTTCCGTCGATATATATGTCTAAGTTACGACCGAATACTGTCATCGAGACAGAGAACCAATCTTGTAGAGGAAGATTCGGGACTTCGCAAATAAACACATCGTCTGTTGCAGCTGAATGACCAACAGGCGCCGGCTGTGTCTTGGAAGATCCGCCTGTGTTATCAGGGAAGACTGAAACACTTACTCGCAGAGTATTATCTGTCGGGTGTAAAGCTACACTCGGATTCAGAATTTGTGTGTTTGTAGGATCAGCGCGAGATAGAACTTGTTTATCTTTTCCGTATCCATAATTCCAATCTTTGATAAACATCCACCATTGCATACCATATCCACCATTACCACCGCTTGAAAGAGGAGCAGATGTAGCTTTTACAACGGATGAGTTTGTAGCATCGGGCATATTTGAAACAAGAGTTCCCGAACTACCATTGCCTGCAACTAAGGAGCTAAACCAATTTGATGATACAGGAGCTGTAGCCTGCTTTCCAGTAGGAGGAGGACCTGTAGCTGCGACATTACCGCCGCCATCAGCACCTGGTTTTGAAATTCCAAAAAATGTACTTACTACACCGAACTGAAACAATGCATAGTAGATGAGAAATCCAAGACCAGATAATACTAGTAATGTTCCAAGAGACCATACACCAGCTGTTAGGAATGAGACTTCAGATCCTAGTTGCCCAAGTTGTGTAGATGCTTCTTCGGCAGATTTCTTAGCTGTTTCAGTCGCCTGATCCAAAAGACTTTGAACATAGTCGGCATCAAACTTTGCCTTCGATATATCTGCTTGAAACACAGGGGCTTCTATTTCGGGTTTAGAAGTTGTTCCTCCCATTTGTATCAAATCAGTAGTAAAAAACGGATGAAATCTTCAATGGTTGAAAAATAAGCAATGTATTGCAATAATTGTGGAGAAAAAGGTCACGTATTTAAGGGATGTAAAGATCCTATTATTTCATGTGGGCTTATCTTGCTCAGGGGTATATATGAGCCGCTCGTATTTCCGGTTAGTCCAAAAAATGTAAGCGCACTGATGGTAAGACGCAAAGACAGTATGTGTTATACCGAATTTCTTCGAGGGAAATATTCATTGACAGATGTTGACTATATGAAGAAACTTATCTCCAATATGACTATTTCCGAACAGAAACGTATTGCCGAGGAAGAATTTGATACCCTCTGGACGTCTTTATGGGGACCAGGTAAAGATGTTCATTCAATGGAATACGAAATTTCAAAGGAAAAGTATAACACACTTAATCGTTCTGAACTAATCAAGTCATGTCCATCTGTATATACTGAACCTGAATGGGGATTCCCTAAAGGCCGAAGAGCACGAGGGGAAACTGATTTAGACTGTGCAATTCGAGAATTCAACGAAGAGACAAATATTCCACCAAGTGCATATTCTATCTGCAAGGATCTTCGATTTACTGAAGTATTTGCCGGAACAAACAATGTAAAATATATGCACATCTATTTTATTGGAAAACTAGTCGCATCATCAGATATCAACTTAACGCAAGGATTCACCTCCATGCAACAGAAAGAGATTTCTGCTATTGCCTGGAAGACACTTACTGAGTCAAACGCGATCACACGAGCTCACTACGTCGAACGAAAAAATTTAATTACTACGATTGGAAAGACAATTGAAACTCTTGTAGAAAAGTAATGGACTGGACAAGTTTGGGTTTATCAAGTTTGGGAGTCTTCGTATTTCTATTTATTGTGGGATTCTGTATTTCTCTTCTATCTAGCTTTATGCAATGTGGAAAGATAGGTGCAGGCCAGAGCTCTCTTGAAGGACTTGAGTGGGCAGCAGTACCAACGGGAGTCTATCTACTCGCATCTGCGTTTCCGTTTATTCGTAGTTCATTCAAGATCTATGGGTCAAATGTGATTGCAGTTGGATTTTTAATGATGCTTTCGTCATGGCCAATGACTGTACTCATCGTAAATGATACAGAACGTGCCGTTTGTGTACCAAGTACATCAGAAATGACAGCATTCAAGACCAAATTATTGGCTGAACTCAAGCAGAAACAAGAGGCAGAAGAAAAGAACAAGAATATAACTATCGGAAAGAAGTAATGAGGATTCTTTCAAATTATGAGGAAGCCTTTAAGATAGGTAAAGAGTGTTTGGATTCCATAACCACATCTAAGCGTCCTGCTCTGTTGGGCCATGGTATCAAAAAATTACCGGAACAGATTTCGGGTCCATGGGAAATGACAGAAACTGCTCTTGCGAATACTTTAAAATATGTTTTTGATTTGAGTCACGCCTGTTACTTAATTTGCATAACAAACTCTATACCATCTGTTTATAAAATTCAATCAAAAACATTTCCAAAAATTTATGAAAATACGATTCGTAAAACATTAAAGAGAAAGCGTCTAGACTCTAAAAACTCAACATATCGGATTATGCAGTGTGTAGTCAGACCATTCAAGAAAGTAGAATCAACAGCAGATGAACTAACTGTATTTTTATCCAAGATATCCTATCCATTACCAGATGGTGTATTTTTATGGAGTGCTACAGACTCGATGATATTGCGACGAGATGGTACAGCTCCGTGGCATATGATAGGAAGCAAAGCATTAGCATTAGGACCTAAACACATACCACTTCTTACGTATTCAGGACATGTTGATTTCTGGGATATTCCTGTTGTGAACTTTGATGATATGCAGTACGCATTGGGCAAAGCAACTCCTCCTGCATTTGTCGAATGGGAATCTAAGAAGCCAATTGGAGTGTTTCGCGGAACAACTACAGGATGTGGATATACTGCAGAAACGAATATGCGTCTCAAACTGTCAACGATGCGATCTCCTGATTTGGATGTTGGAGTTGTACGACATACGTATCAGTTACGGTTTGATCCAAAAGAAGGATTAGGATCGGTCAATACTAAAGAATACCCAACAGTTCCTTTGATGCCAATGTCTGAACAAGCAACTCATAAATATATCATTCACATTGATGGAAATGTAGCTGCATATCGTTTGCTTGGAACTATGATGACAGGATCATTAATATTAAAAGTTGAAGGACCGTATACTCTGTGGATTGATCATCTTCTCAAACCTGGAAAACACTATGTTCCTGTAAAAGCGGATCTGTCCGATTTGCTTGAAGTTCTTGAATGGTGTAAGACGCATGATGCTAAATGTAAAAAGATTGCTCTGGCAGGATATGAATTTGCAAAGAAGGCTCTGACAAAAGACTACATTGATGCTTCGTTCGCAAAAGTTCTATGGTCTGTAAAGTAATGGGGCGCACGCGGCGTCAAATTGGACGCGGTATTGTTTTTGCTAAAAAAGATGTTCCAATTCTAGAACTTCCACAAGGAACACTTTTATTTCGTGTGGTCGAAGATCCTATGACCGATTTTACAGGAGTAAAAGTTGAAGATGGTTCGTACTGTATTCCTCCGCAGTATAACGTGTTTTTCTATTTCGACCCTTTTAGTGCAGAAATATTCCCCGAATATTTGGGACAGATACCAACTGTTGAAGTCTATAAGTTGAAACATACTGTAAAAATAGTTTCAATGGTTTCACCTTCAACATTGACAAAGGCTCAACGATTAAGTGGTAAGGGAGTTGTAAAAAGTTGTAATAAAACACGTCGTTCTTGCTTAAAAGGTCGTGAATATGATGCTTGTTTGAGTGAAACGTTTATTGCAAAGTATCCCGATATTGTAGGTTGGATTGGATTAGGACGCTCTGATTCAACAAAATTGATGAAAGAGTTGAAATCTGGAGTACTGCAGGATAAGACAGAGTACATTCATTTGCTAAAAGATAGTCGTGGTGTCAAAGGATCGCCTGAATTGGCATTGTATCCTTTGAAAGAACGTCAACTAACAGATATTAACATTGATAATCCTGCAGAATGGGTAAAAAATCAAGATTTTAACTTTGAACATGTTGCGACATTAAATCGCGACAAAGCCACACTTGTCAACTTTTTGACAACACAGGCTACTTTTGTTCAGGGGAAATGGTATTACTCCAGTCAACACTGAACTCATGCCATTCGGCGCGTGGATCATCATGATCGTTAAGTTCGTGGTCATCAGTGAAACGAGTAGAGAGCGGTCCCCATGTACTCAGTGTAACATTACAACCCGGAAATTCTACCGTCAATACAGCTAGAATTTCCTGTACCAGTTTATATTCAGGATTATTGCGATGAATATTGTCAACCATATCCAGAGTACTGCTCGACTGAGCAATTCGGATTGCTTTGTACTTAAAATAGTTCACATAGTTATCAACGATAACCTTTGAGTCGACATGATCATCCGAATGCGGCTTATTGTGCATTGCCTGTAGATCCTGAAGAGACGGCATTTTGTTATCATATTTGAGTACACTAGTTCACAAATTCGTTTTTGGAACTTTGTTACAAACTATAATCCAGAATATAGACCACAGTCATGTAAGAAACAACAGCAAAAGCAAACATCCACCACCAAACAGGAAAGACTGTCGATTCTTTATCTTTGGTTCCGAAGGGTCGGACTCGACCTTCAGCACCGAAAGCAATAGATGGCTTGATGTATAAGAAACCAGCTACAAGAAAGAGATAAATTACAAGCATCCATAGTTTAGGTGATTTACGGATAGTTCCCTCCATTATCAATTCCTCTCCAAAAATAAGTAGAGGATGTATGTGCTTCCGAATAGAAAGGCATTCTCCGATTCAATTACTCGGATCTTTCTGAAGTATCGGAAAGCTAATTTAGATCCGTTGGATACTGCGAACTCCGAAGAGGACATGTGTAAGCGACAGGGCGACATGTCAAAAAATAGTTCAGAGCTGTTTGAATATCAGAAGATTGTTCGAGACTATTTATTGCTTGAATCACCCTATCGTGGTCTACTTTTATACCACGGTCTCGGCTCTGGAAAGACATGTTCTTCTATTGCAGTAGCGGAATCCCTTCTGAATACGAAAAAGGTTTTTGTTATGTTACCTGCATCATTACAGGACAACTATCGAGGTGAAATTCGTAAGTGCGGTGATCCTATCTATAAACATGAGCAGTTCTGGGAACTGAAGGGTCTCAATGATGAAACTCGTAAACAAGGTCTTGGCATGGGTATTTCTGAAAAGTTTTTAGATACACATGGAAAGTTCTTTGTTAATGTGAGTGGACGTCCTTCGAATTACAATACATTATCACAGCCTGATACGAAACTAATTGATGAACAAATTGATGACATATTGAATCAACGTTTCACATTTATTAACTATAACGGTATCAACAAGACAAATTTTGAAAAGATATTTCCTGCTGATCAGCCTCATATGTTTGACAATTCAGTTGTAATCATTGATGAAGCTCATAACTTTATCGGATATGCCGTTGGCGAACTCGAACTCAAACTGAAGATCTATAACATGATCTATAAAGCAAAAGATTGTAAAGTTGTTTGCTTGTCTGGCACACCTGTAGTAAACCGACCGAATGAAATTGCATACCTGATGAATCTTCTACGTGGACCTATTGAACGTGTTACCATAACAACTGAATCTGCAGTTTCGTGGGATGAATCGCTGATGACTGCTTATTTCCGACGCATGAAAGATGTGGATACGATTGAGTACAATTCTGTAAAGCGCACAATCATGTTAACACGCAATCCTTCTCACTTTGAAAGTGTGTATAATGAAAAGAATGAACGAATTGCAGTAAAGTATAACAAGGATTATGAACAGGAAGCTAATATTAAGAAATGGGTAACCGAATGGAAATCTGGGTTTGAAACAGAATTTGCTGGAATTCAGTTATCAAAAGAAGACAAGTATGTTGTAGAAGAACTTGAATGTTTACCCACAAAATATGAAGATTTTATGAATACGTTTGTAGATGGATTGAGTATCAAAAATGCTCTTCTGTTTCAAAAGCGTATTCAGGGTCTTGTTTCGTATTTCAAAGGTGCCGATGAACGTCTACTTCCCAAACGTATTGACGAAGAGAATACACTTGTTAAAGTTCCCATGTCTGAACAGCAGTTCTTGCGTTATTTGGAATTGCGTTGGGTTGAAATACAGCGCGAAGCAAAGAAAGGACGTAGCGGAGATATGAACGAAAACTTCAGTTCGTATCGTATGGCATCTCGTCTTGTTTGTAACTATTCTTTGCCTCCAGAGATGCGCGTTACTACAGATGAGGTAACAAACGAAGAATCAAATTTAGAAAAACCTGAGGTTCTTGAAAATATCAAAAGAGAACCAAAGAAGTTTCTATCAAACGAAGCGTTACAAATTTACTCTCCTAAAATGCTTCGAATGTTGACTGATTTGAAAAAGAACGTAGGCAAAGAAGACGAGTATCACAATCAGTTTGTCTACTCACAGTATCGATCATTAGAAGGTCTTGGTATCTTCTCTGCTATTCTGGAGTACAACGGGTTCCAAGAGTACAAGTTAATCAAGAAGCAGGGGTTATGGGAAGAAGATCCGTCGATGAAAAAAGGTGTTCCTGCGTATGCATTATTCGTTGGAGGCACAGGTGACAAAGATAAAGAACTTCGTGAACTCTATCGTCAAATTTTTAATGAAGAGAAAAACGATCTACCACAGTCACTCAAAGATTCGATCAAAGAGAGAAGATTATGTGTACTGATGGCATCTTCTGCAGGAGCTGAAGGTATTACATTGCGTAATGTTCGTAACGTACTCATTATGGAATCCTATTGGAATCCTGCTCGTATCGAACAGGTTATTGGTCGCGCTATTCGTATCTGTTCGCACGCATCGTTACCTGTTCCTGACCGAACGGTTGATGTAAAAATGTACCTGTCAGTGTTTACTCAAGATCAATCTGTTACAGGAGAAGGTCCCAACGTTGTTCTGATTCGTCGCAATGATATGGTTCTTAAACGTTACGAAGGCGGTGAACCTCGTGAAGCTTTCATGACAAGCGATGAATTTTTGTACGAAGTTGCATACAAAAAAGGTCGTATCATTAAGAACATATCGTTGCTATTGAAACAGGCTGCTATTGATTGCGAGATTCACCGTAAACTTCATGCAAAAGAACATCCTATCATTCAGTGTATGCGTTTTGATACGACAGCTACCGGCGATGATTTGGCGTTTAACCCATCTTATAAAACCGATGAAAAAGACACACTTTATCTACGTAACGTTGTTCGCAAAAAGAGACGGCTACAGCGTGTTCTACTGAAAAATACATTGATCATTTTAGACCCAGATACCAATGAAATATTCGATGCACCTGCATTTGAGGATACGGGTCGTCTAATACGACTTGGTATGTTTGTACCACCCAATCAGATACAATTTTTTACAGCTGGAAGTTTTGTAACTAAGTAGATAATGTTGTTTCCTCTATTGGCGGCATTAGTTGCTGCCACTCTGTTTTTTGGTGGGACAACTAAACCAAATTATGAATCTATTCCGGAACTACCAGGATTATTAGTTCCGCAATCGACAGGAAAAGAACGACAAATTGTGTCGATGACCAAAGATGCATCAATGTACACGGAACGAATGCGTAGAAGTGCCATCATGGCAGTTCATAGCTGTCAAATGGATAATACGTGCATCTATTCAGAAACATGCAATGGAACTGTTAAAACATGTTCAGGTGGTTCAGTTAGTAATAAGATACGTGAAACACGAACTTCGATTGGATTCACAAATGGAGCTGTTGAAGCCTATATGTTGACATCTATCTGCAATACCAAACCAATAAGTCATGTTGTTCCTCCACCCCCTCCTGTTACTGAAATCTATGATGGTGGTTTCCCGTATGATGACTTCCCAAATATAGTAGATGGAGGCATTCCTAGTATGGACACTACACTTAACACACTATATTATGATGGTGGAGGACCATCTTCAAATTACGTAACAGTTTTTGACGGCGTTGACCCGCTATCGAATATTATGGATATAATCTATAGTCAGTTAGATGGTATACCAAATTTAGATGGTGGAAATCCGAACACAAATGTATGTTGACATTACAAATGAGTACGCTCGAAGTAAAATTTCAATTACGTCGAGGTACATCTGCAGAATGGATCGCTGCATATCCTGTATATCTTCGTCTTGGTGAACCTGGAATTGAAACAGATACAAATAGATTAAAGTTTGGCGATGGTATTCGTGAATGGCAAGCGTTACCTTATGTACTTATGAACGGCCCAAGTGGAGCAACCGGACCTATAGGTATAACAGGTGCTACAGGAGCTTCAGGCGTTACAGGACCTACTGGTGCTTCAGGAGTTACAGGACCTACAGGAGCTTCTGGTGTAACAGGTCCTACAGGAGCTTCAGGCGTTACAGGACCTACAGGAGCTTCAGGCGTTACTGGTCCTACAGGAGCTTCTGGTGTAACAGGCCCTACAGGAGCTTCAGGCGTTACAGGTCCTACAGGCGCTTCTGGTGTAACAGGTCCTACTGGTGCAAGTGGTGTTACTGGACCCACCGGCGCTTCAGGTGTAACAGGTCCCACAGGCGCTTCGGGAGTTACAGGACCTACTGGTGCAAGTGGTGTTACAGGCCCTACAGGAGCTTCTGGTGTAACAGGTCCTACTGGAGCTTCAGGAGTTACGGGACCTACAGGCGCTTCTGGTGTAACAGGTCCTACAGGAGCTTCAGGTGTAACGGGTCCCACTGGAGCAAGTGGTGTAACAGGTCCTACAGGAGCTTCAGGTGTAACGGGTCCTACAGGAGCTTCTGGTGTAACAGGTCCCACAGGCGCTTCAGGAGTTACGGGTCCTACAGGTGCTTCAGGAGTTACGGGTCCTACAGGTGCTTCAGGAGTTACGGGTCCCACTGGAGCAAGTGGTGTAACAGGCCCTACAGGCGCAAGTGGTGTTACTGGACCTACAGGCGCTTCAGGTGTAACAGGTCCCACAGGCGCTTCTGGTGTAACAGGTCCTACTGGTGCTAGTGGTGTAACAGGCCCTACTGGTGCAAGCGGTGTAACAGGTCCTACTGGCGCAAGTGGTGTAACAGGACCTACAGGAGCTTCAGGTGTAACGGGACCTACAGGTATACAAGGACCTACAGGAGCTTCTGGACCCGTAGGTCATGGTTATGCGACACTTGTTCCAAATAATAGTTATATCCTTGGTCCTGGAGAAATTGGATACCAATTAACTGGAATGTTTTATGCTCTACCCACAACTCAGTTGGGTAATGTAGCAAGAGTAGATTCTATTTATGGAAATGATTCAACTGCATATATCGGTGGACTTCCGTTTGCCACAATTCGGGCTGCCGTTGCTGCTATTGTTGGAACAGGTTCATATGCCACACCACAGTATCAGTCGAATGCAATTTGGGTTCTACCTGGCGTCTATTCAGTGTCGACAAATGGAAGTAATGCAATAACAGATTCGAAGGGAGCAATAACCTATCCGGCACTTATATTACCATCTACAACTGCTCTGCGAGGAATGAGTTTACAAACATGTTATTTAGTATGTTCCAATCCTACAGCAAATACAACTCTGCTACAAATTGGAGCAAATTGTCGCGTTGAAGATTTAAATTTGACACTTGGTAGTTCTACATATTCTGGTTCAAATAATTTAGTTGGAATTTATTTTAATGGCACAAGTACTGTAACATCTAAATTGAGAACATCAATCGTAAACATTTCGAACGCAAATATGCCATATACATCCTCTAATAATATTTATGGTGTTCAGTTTGACAGTACAGGTACATTGGGTATTTCAACGTTCTCTTTCAACTGTATTAAAGGATCAACGATCAATGTGTATGGCAATGGTTCCGGCAACAAGCGTGGATTCATTGTGACGAACACAAATATTGCGACTACACGCGATACAAATGTATATGTAGCTGCTCCTCCAACAAATTCAAACTTTGCAGGATCATACGTAGGAATTGAAACAAATGATACAACTAACACCGGATCTATTCAGTTACGTTCAACTACAATTGGAGCTACTCAACCTACAGGAATACAAACGTACACTGCATCTGACATACTGCAAACAACACCTCCCACGATAACAAATCCAACGTATCTTGCTTCTGCTGGAATTCAAGTTGGTCCCGGAACAGATCTTGTGACAAAAACAGCAGGTGGTTTAGGATTTTCAACCTATGTGTATCCGACCACGATTTTCTATGGTGCAGTTGGAGTCTTGAATGCATCAGGAAATCCTGGAACTGGAACACCTGCATATCTATGGCCGGGCTCAGTGATAATTCACTCAAGCGGTGGTCAGTTCATTCAGTATCCAGATATTACAACCCCACCTTCATTTTATCGTGTCCAACAACCCTTAATTTTGTCTGGAATGTCGGCATCTTTAAACACAGCGCCAGGAACAGGACACACTACAACCCTGACTGTTCGCAGAACTCCTGCAGGAGGATCTATTGCAGACACAGTCTATTCTTTGATCTTTTCGAATGCAATTACAACCCTTACCAAATATGATGCATCGGTTAATTTCGCACCAGGTGATTATATCCATGTTCGGATTTCATACGATGCATCTGGAAACACAACACAAGATGTCACTGTTCAGTTAGATTGTTTCTAATTTCTTTGCAATGATACAGTAAATGGCGTTCGAGTATGTGAAGGTTGGTGACGGAACCACATCATGGTCTAATCTTCCTTATATCGCTGGGTATCCGGGTTCTACAGGAGCAACAGGACCTACAGGAGCAACAGGTGCACCAGGTACATCTGGAGGTCTGACTCTGCAGCTTGATTATGCTTCAATAACTACCTATTCAGGCACACCCTTAGTCGGTGCTTTACAGTCTTCTTTCGTGTCAGGCACTCAAACTTCAATCACGGTCCCCGCTAACACGACAAACGCTAAAATTATGACATTTTCTATTCCCGCTACATCACTACCCGGATCTACCGCTATAGCTGGTCTGTGGGATATAAACTTATATACTTCTGTATCTGTTCCGTCATCACCTGCTCTTTTTTACTATGATGTGTACGACGGAGCCTCAAATATTGCCACAGGAACATTAGCAACTGCTACAGTTGTAAATTCTAGCACTCCTCCTCAAATATTTACATATACACTCTACGTACCTGGACACACCTATGCAACAAATGTGACAATCAATGTATATGTTCAAACTGCAAGTGGTTCCACATTAACAATTGATTTCCGAGACTCGAGTATTTCACACTTACACACCTATCTAGTAGCTGTAGGATCCGTCGGTTCTACGGGTCCTACGGGTCCAGTTGGAACGTGGAGTATGTCAACCGTAGGTATACCTCTTGATGCAGGCGGACCAACAACAAATTTTAGTGTTAGCCACTATCCCGCATTTGATTGTGGCGGTGTCAGTGGGCCAGCAGATACATCTTTTATGGCAACAATGTTATATACTTCGTTCATGGACTCTTGGTTAACCGAATGAATTCTCTGAATTATATAATGCCGTTCTTTCAACTGCAACACCGTCGGGGGACTGCTGCACAGTGGTCCGCCGTAGGCACAACACTTGTCCTTGCAAGTGGTGAGCTCGCTCTTGAAACGGATACACAGTATTTTAAATTAGGTGATGGTGTTACTGTATGGAATAACCTTCCATATGGTGGACTACGAGGACCCACCGGCGCAACGGGTCCTATTGGAGTCACAGGTGCCACAGGTGCTTCCGGTGTAACAGGTCCTACAGGAGCTTCAGGAGTTACAGGTCCTACGGGTGCTTCAGGAGTTACGGGAC